GAGTGTTGACCCCGGATCAGGCGGCGGCGATCAAGCAGTCGTTGATGCGCGCGATGACGGGTCGGGCGCCGGCGGTGCTCGGTGCGGATATTGAGATCACCCCGTGGCAGGTGAACCCGGCCGACTCACAGTTCTTGGATTTGATCCGGTTCGAAGTTGAGCAGGCGTGCCGGTTCTGGGGTGTGCCTCCGTCGATGGTGTACGCGGCGATCTCCGGTCAGTCCGTCACCTACGCGAACGTTTCCCAAGCGGACCTTCAGTTCCTCAAGTACTCGATCCAGTCGTGGATCATCGACCTTGAGGACGCCTGGTCTGAGTTGATCGCGATGCCGCACGAGGTGAAGTTCAACGTCAACGCCGTGTTGCGGATGGACGCCGAATCTCGTGCCGCGCTGGCGGAGAAGCGGTTGCAGTCGAGAACGACCACCGTCAACGAGGTGCGAGCCCTCGAGGACGAACAGCCGTTCGAAAACCCGATCTACGACGAGCCCGGTACTCCAGGCGGGGCGCAACCCGTCGCTCAGATGGTCAAGGAAATCGCCTCCGGCGTCGGGGTTGTCCTCTCGTCCGACGAAGCCCGAGCGATCTTGAACACCAACGGCGCCGATCTGGTCATCCCCGGCCCACCCGAACTCGGTTCGCTCGCCAAAGTCACCCCAGGAGGTGCTGATGCGACTCAATGACAACCTCGTCAGGCTCGACTCGGCCCCCATCGAAGTCCGATCCGCGGGCGACGCCGGCGGTGACGTCATGTTCGGGCACTTCGCTGTGTTCAACCGGTGGACCGAAATCGCGTCGGCGTGGGAAGGGAACTTCCTGGAACGGATCGCACCAGGTGCGTTCACCGACACGTTCGCAACCCGCGGTTCGCAGATCCGTGTCCTGTACGACCACGGGCACGACCCGCAGATCGGCAACAAGCCGTTGGGTGTGGTCCGTGCGATGGGCGAAGACAAGGTTGGGGCGTCGTACGAGGTCGAGATGTTCGACGCCTCGTACGTCAACGATTTGAAGCCGGCGATCCGTGCCGGCCAGTTGGGTGCATCGTTCCGGTTCCGACCCGACCAGGTCACCGACGTCGACACCCCGAAGCCATCGCGGGACAACCCGAAGGGTCTCCCGGAACGCACGATCGACCGGGCCACCTTGTACGAGTTCGGGCCGGTCACGTTCCCCGCGTACCCCGACGCGACCGCCGGGATGCGTTCACGCACCGACGAGTTCCTCGACCACATCATCACCGACCCCACCTTCCTTCTCCGGTTCTCGGAGCGAGTCGGCCCGAAGGTCGTGTCACAACTTCTCGCCTCACTCCCGGACGACGTCCGCCGTGGGGTGTCTGCCAGCAAAGTCTCCACCGACGGTGATTCGAAGCCGGCCCAACAGGGCTCACACCTGTTGACCCTCAACCGCATCGCTCTCACGCGTGCGGCCCTCATCACCCCCAGGAGCACATCATGAAGTTCGCAGACATCCTGCGCGCCGACGCCGTCAAGCTCGACGAGGAGCGCGCCAAGCTCGTCGCCGAAGTCGACGCGATCGGTACGTCCGTGACCGCCGAAGAGCGGTCCGCCACCCCCATCGAGGACGACCGCCTGTCGGCGATCTTCCGATCTGGAAGGGGAAGCCAGGCGATCAACACGAAGCGTGCCCCGGTCCCCGGTCTCCTCCCGAAGCCCGAAGACGTCGCGGATGTCCGGTCGCTGTCGAACAGCGACGCCCGCGCCCGCGCCGTGTCGTTCCTCGAGAAGTCCCGCAGCTTCGCGAAGGCCGACCACCAGGCCGCCGTCATCGACCTCATCGAGTCGCACGGTTCCATCGGTGCCGCAGCGGCCCGCATGGCGCTCACCACCGGCACCGACCTGTACACGCGGGCCTGGATGAAGCACATGTCCGGGAACCCGTACTCGATGAACGACGAGGAGCGTCAGGCTCTGTCGCGTGGGTTCGACGGGTACACCCCGGAAGAGCGTGCCATGACGTCGGGTACCGGTGCGTCCGGCGGGTTCTTCGTCCCCGTGTACATCGACCCGACGATGATCATCACCGGTGCAGGTTCGACGAACCCGTACCGGCACATCTCGACGGTGAAGAACATCGGGCCTGCGTTCGGTGGCTGGTACGGCGCGACCGCCGCACAGGTCACGGCAGCGTGGACCGCTGAGGGCACGGTCGCCCCGGACAACACCCCGACCGTCACGCAGCCGAACATCCCGATCTGGATGGCTGAGGCGTCGGTGACGGCGTCGTTCGCAGCGTTCGAGGACGTCGCAGACCTGGCTTCGGATGTCGCGATGCTGTTCGTCGACGCGAAGAACAACCTGGAGGCGACGGCGTTCACGACCGGTTCCGGTTCGTCGCAGCCGAAGGGTGTCGTCACCGCCGTCGGCGCGGTCGCCGGTTCCCGGGTGTCGCCGGGTACGGGTGGGTCGATCTCGATCGGTGACCCGTTCCTCGTGCAGAACGCACTCCCGGAGCGGTTCGCGAACTACGACTGGAACCCGGACCCGAACGCTGGGTCGATCGCGTGGACGTGCAACATCGTCGTCGCGAACAAGATCCGGTCGCTCGCACTCGCCCAGAACTCGGCGAACAGCCTGTGGACCGACCTGTCCGCGAACCAGCCGTCGAAGCTGTCCGGTGCCCCCCTGTACCGGGCCGGTTCGATGTCGTCCTCGTTGACCACCGGCCAGGACGTGCTTCTGTACGGCGACTTCTCCCGGTACTACATCATCGACCGGGTCGGGTTCTCGATGGAGTTCATCCCGAACACCTTCGATCAGGCCACCGGGCGCCCGAACGCGTCGCGTGCGTACATCGCCCACTGGCGTCAGGGCGCCGACGTGGTCGACGCGAACGCCTTCCGGCTGCTGCGCCTCTGAGAGAAGTCCCCGACGCCGTTCACCGGGAGTGGCGGCGTCGGGGGCAACTCCCGGACACTCCCGAAAGGAAACAGACCCAAATGCTGGTACGACCGCGTGAAGCGTTCAACAGCACCCTTCCCGCCATCCCCGGCGGGGTTGTGTTGTCCCCATCCGACATCCTGCGAGACGACAACCCGCACGTCAAAGCGAACCCGACCATGTTCGTCGAGGTCACCGAAACGTTCCGTGGTGAAGGCGGTCTCGCCGATGTGATCGAGGCCACCGCCCGCCCAGGTGAGAAGCGCCGCTAAATGCCGAAGCCCACTCCCGGGACCGTCGCCGTCGGCTACTGCTACGCACAAACCACGATCACCCCGCAATGGGTGCGGTCGTACGTGCATGTGTTGATGCGGGACGCCGCCACCAACCGCAGGGTTGTCGGCCAGTTCGCCCACGAAGTGTCCGGGACCCATATCCCGGACGCCCGCACCCACATCGTCGAAGAGTTCCTGAACCACCCAGCGAAACCGGAGTGGTTGTGGATCGTCGACACTGACGCCTCGTTCCCCGACGACACGTTGGAACGGTTGATCGCTTCGGCCGACCCGAAAGAACGTCCGATCATGGGCGCCCTGGCGTTCGGGGTCCGCCACGCGAAAGACGCGAACGGGCGGGTCGTCTACAACGCTGTTGGTTCGGCGTCGCTCGAGCTGTTCCCGACGATCTACGTCTACGCCGACGACAAGACCATCTGTGTCGCGGACTACCCGAAGGATCAGGTTGTCCAGTGCCATGCCACCGGCGCCCACTGCCTACTGATACACCGCACCGTGCTGGCTGACGAACGATGGTTGGACGGGCACCCGCTCCCGTTCTTCCGTACCTCCGTCGCGAACAGCGAACCGGTGTCCGAAGACCAGTTCTTCTGCATGAAAGCCGGCAGCCTCGGCTACCCGGTCCACGTCGATACGTCGATCAAGACCGGGCATGTGAAGACGTTCATCGCGGACGAAGACCTGTACCTGGCCCAACAGTGAAACTGAACTTGGGGTGCGGCCGGAACCCGCTCGACGGGTACACCAACGTGGACCGCAAGAAACTCCCCGGGGTCGATGTCGTCTGTGACCTCGAGCGTGGACGGTTGCCGTTCGACACAGACACGGCCACAGAGATCGTCGGTGTCGACCTGATCGAACACATCGCGAACGTCCTGCCGTTGATGCAAGAGCTGTGGCGTGTCGCCCAACCCGGTGCCCGCTGCCGGTTCGAGCTGCCGTACGGGTCATCGGATGACGCATGGGAAGACCCCACCCATGTGCGCCCGTACTTCCTGAACTCCTGGTCGTACTTCGCTCAACCGTTCTACTACCGGGCCGACTACGGGTACCGCGGCGACTGGCAACCCGTCGCGGTGATCCTCGACGTCAACGACACGGTCACCCCGCAAGCCGAACTGCAAGCGCAGGTGTTGACGATGCGGAACATCGTCGCCCGCCAAACGGTCGAGCTCACCGCCGTGAAACCGGCGCGTGAACCACTGCGCGAGCTGATCGTTGCCCCACAGATTTCGTTTCGTCGATCGGAGGTTTGATGGGCATCGTCGACCTTCCCGCGTTCACCCGGTTCGTGTACGCCGACAACCGCAACGCCGACGTCGCCGACGCCGCCGATCTTCAATCGGCGTTGGACGCGGCACAAGCTTCCGCCGAAACGTTCTGCGGTCGCCCGTTCATCCTCGCCGGCGCGGCGACGGTCAGGTACTACGAGCCGCCCTGCACCCAGGAACTGTTCATCCACGACTGCACCACGGTGACGTCGGTGGTGTTGCAAGGCCAGACGATCGACCCGACCAGCTACCGGCTG